AATGAGATGTCGCAAGCTGAACAAACTACTTTGCGCTATCAATATATAATGAATGCGACTAAAGATGCTCAGGGAGACTTTTCAAAGACCTCGGACAGTTTTGCAAATCAGCAAAGAATTTTACAAATGCAGTTTGAATCACTATCAGCAGAAGTCGGAGGAGCATTACTACCTGTGCTTACAGATTTAATGGGTACAGTAGGTGATCTTTTCACAGAAAATGACACATTTAAAGACAGTTTAAAAGATATATTTGAAGCCATTGCAACAATAGCAGAAGAAGCACTTCCGCCATTATTAGATTCATTTTCACAATTATTGCCTACATTAATGCAATTAAGTGCCGATTTGCTACCTGTTATACTTGATTTATTTTCTGCTCTTATCCCTACTTTTACGGATTTGATGACTAATGTAATGCCTGTGCTAATTGATACATTTAAGCAACTGTTACCACCAATTCTTGATATTATAGAGCAGTTAC